TGTCTGCTGCAAGTTGAACTCGTTTTTGTAAACAATTCCAAGGGTGAGATCTGAATACTGAATCTCGTACTTGAGTGTATCGTGCATTACATAATCTTGCATTCTTAGAATCTTCTGTCAATGAAAGGATTGTTGATGCACCCAGTTGGTTTAAAGCTCCATTACAAATATCTACTACTGATGCCATATTGTTGCCATATCTCCTGTTGCGTTAGACCTTGTTCATTTGTCTTTTGCTTGGTTCTACTATTAATATCTTTTTCTTCAATAATTTCAACCAAAGCATATCTATAAACTCTAGTATCGTCTTGCCATTGAAAATGCAATAACTGTTTAGGTTCTTTATATAAACCAAGATTTCTTGGATCAAAATCATTTTTCGTCATCTTTTAATATATATTTACGTCTTAATTTTCTAGGATGTGTAAGTTGTTGCCAGATCTCGTCTGTGGTTCTGCAAGGTTTTAAATTGAAACCATGATGATGTTTTGATGTATGTTCAAAACGATCTACAAGAACGTATCTGTAAATGTGATTGCCTTTTCTAAGATGTATGAATGTTTCTAGTTTTTCTGTTTTTTTCATAAGAAAAGTGGGGGATTGCTCCCCCACTTCAAACTACTATTAGTTTACTACGTATGAAATATTCCAAGACATTGTTCCAGCAGTACCACCTTCAGCTGCCATTGTAGCAGCGATGTAGTAGTAACCACCTGGATCAGTAGTGTCTCCAGCTAATTCATACATTTTTTTACCAGCAGTGTCGATGTTAGCAGCTTCAAATCTAACGTCTGCCATTGCACCAGCATCAGCTACTGCAGTTGCAAAGACATCTTCATCTTTAACTGTTCCATCTGTAGTATATATTCCAACATTGAAAGTACACGATCCGCCTAATGTGTCTGAACCAATAAATAAACTTGGCACAGCAGCATTTGAAGGAATCGGTGCTAACATGACAATATCGTCATCATTACTATCACCAGCGGCTAATTCAACTGTTCCATGAGCTGTTCTAAGAACGCCATGTAATTCAGCAGAATTGTTTGCAACTTGAGGGGATGCCTCAAAATTTGCAACTAGGTCTGTATTTTTAGTTCCCATAACTTTTTCCTCCTATTACGCTTCGTGAGCTTGGATTTCAACTACCTTCTCTTCTTCCATTCTAGTAGCACCGAAAGACGCACAGTAGTAAACTTGAGTAGCATAACCTTTGTCAGCTCTCTCATCTATTCTTGCTGTTACATCTTTACCGACACCCAAAGCGATTCCGTCTTGAGCGAATGCGATACAAGATCTTTTAGAAGATGCGATTGATAGTCTGTTTGATACAATAAAATTAAAACCTAAGAATGAATTTACTTCACCATTAGCTAATGCTTTTACTGTATTGAAGTCACTTGAAGTCACTTCAGTTGTACCTAATAAGTCAGTGACCTGTCTTGGCGATACAATGATGTGTCTTGGAATTGAAGGATCAACACTTTGTAAATCAAGTTTTTCTTTTGCAGTTCTTAATTTAGCAATTGTTAAACCATCTGTACCTGACTCAGTTATCTTCTGTGCAGAAGGTAACGCAGTTGATGTACTTCCAGTTTCACCAGTGAACGCTGTTCCAGTTGCAGCACTGATTATTTCGTCATCCATTGCTCTACCCATAGCGAAAGCTGCAGCTTGAGCATAAGATGATGTAGGATCAATTAAAAGTCTTACTTTGTCTTGATCGTCAATTAGGTCAGCGAATTCATAATCCACAAGAGATACTCTTCTTCTTGCATGAGGAGTGTCAATTTGTGGAGTGTCTGAATGTCTGCTTGTTCTTTTCTGAGCTGTTACTGCTCCTACTTGGTCAAAGAACGCATTTTTACCTACGACACTTTCAAGACGAACTTTGTCTCTTAATAACGATCCCATTTGTTGAGATAGCATTTGAATGTTAGCAGAATACTGCTGTACAAATGCTGTTGTTACTTGTGTAGACATATTTGTCTCTCCTTATTTGTTATCGTTTGTTTGAACAAAACAGAGAGGTTCTCCATCGGAATTGATAGGCATCTCTTGGATTTAAAGTCTTTTAGACTAGAAGTCTATCCCTTCTTGCCAGTGGGGTTCTTGCGAGTTGTCCCACGCTTAGTTACCCATTTATAGTATTCGTCTGCGATTGGCAAGGGGTTTTGTTTTTGATATTCTGTTCCACATTCCTTAACCAATCGCAAAACTTCTAATCTAAGTTCTGTATCGTTTAAATGACTATTTTCCGCCATTAATCATCTCTCTCATGGTGTAGACTTGTTGTACAAGTTTATCGTGATCTGGATGACCTTTATTCCAATAAGGTCCTGATCTATCATTTACAATCTTAGATATTTCAGATTCTAAATCTCTACCTTGATCTACTGTTTCAGATTCAGTTGTAACAACTTTATCTTCAGATAAAAGTCCAGCAATCTTAGCAAAACCTTTAATGACATCTGGATGATCTCCAAGTCTTGTTCCATCTTTGAGTTGCATATCTAATACATCACCAGACATATTGGCTTTTGCAACTGATGCAGCTTTGTTAATATTTGCTTCATACTGTTTACCCCACTCTTGTCTAAGCTGTTGTTCAGCTTGAGCTTGTGCAGTTTCAGTATCTACCTTTAATTGTTGCACAGTGTTCTCAGAGTTTTGTTTATAAAAATCTAATATCGCTTGTGCTTGTTTTTCATTTAAACCTGTTTTGTGAGCTACCTCTGCAAATGCTTTCATTGCATTTTCATCTACAGGTGCAACTTCAGATTTAAAATCAAGTTTATATTTTTCAGCAGACTCTGGTCTACCTAGTTTATCATAAACTTCATTCCATGCTTCTTCAGTAGAGTTATTGTTTGGAACAATCACTTTATCTGAACCAATCATTCGTGTTGCATTAATATATGATTTTGCTAACGCATCTATTTCAGTAAACTTTGAAATGTTTGGATCGTTTCTATATTCTTCAGAAATCGTTTCTTTCCAAGATTTTGCGGTTTGTACTGTACTATCGGTTGTTGATGATACTAATGTATCTGTTGTTTTTGTCTCTGTAGATGTTTCGGGTTGTGGTGTTGTCTCTACAGGCGGAGTGTTACTCTCCGTTATCTGCTCGTTTGACATTTTCATTTTCCTTTTGCAGCATTGATTTTATAAATAGAAGAACGCTGCGTTGTCCTTCCATATATGCACTTTCATGGCTATCGCCTTTAATATTGGTAGTAGACCAAAAGTGACATCTCTTTTCAAGATCTTCCATGACACGTTTGCCTTGGTCAGATCCAAAAACTATTTTATATATTTCTCTTAGTTGTTTTATTTCTTTTATCATTATTCAGTTTCTGCATTTGCTATTGCTTTGGCTTCATCAGGCAATGCTTTAGCGAGTGGTGCTATCTTTCCTCCTGCTTCTGCAACTTGTTGAAGTTGTTGCATTTGCATCGTCTCTTGTTGCTGCTGTTCTTTTTGTTGTCTTTCAGCATTGACTTGAGATTGAGGTTTTAAAACTTTTTGTGGTACACCAACAATATCCATTAAATGTCTAACCAGTTTATCAAAGTTTACATAATCAAATACAGGTGCAACATTTGCAATAGATCCCATGATTTCAATACCACGCATGATGGCTTGTAACTCTGTAGACTTTTGAGCTTTGGCAAGAGGAGAAACATATTCAATTTCTACATCTCTTCCTGCTAAAAATTCTGGTGCAGGTTTAAACATATTTTTTCTAAGTAAAATATTAAACGCTCTATCAATAAGTGGTTTTAATAACTCTGATTGTAATCTTCCTAATACAGGTCCTAACAATCTCATTTTCTCTTCGTTTCTTTGTATCACTTCGGTTGCTGTCATTTGTGGACCTTGTTGCATCATTAACTGATTGACATAGAATACATTACGAATTGCGTTTCGTCTTTGCTCTTCCATATTTAATCCCAGTGGATTATTCGCACCGATATTTAAAGGCTCTATTCTGTCTCGTGTTCCTGATCTGTAAAAGTTCAATCCGCCAGGGACAGTTCTTACAGGTAAAATAAATCCGTCATCAGGAACAAGTAAAGGGGGGTCTACTTGTTTCTGTGCGGCTTTAATTGTTGTCTTTGACATTTCATTTAACATCTTGACATCAGGTAAAGCTGTCATTGCTGGAGATCTTCCATAAATTTCATGCGATGCTTTTAAGTATCTTGGCACAACAAATGGAAACTCTCTAAATCCAGATACTGATAACTCTTCGCCTTTTCCTGTCATGTATACTGATTCAAAAGGCATATTCTTTTGATCTTGTTTTCTGACATCAAAGTCATCTCTTGGATAGATTGCGTGAATAATATCTACTTCTTCGTATGGATTCTTTTTTTGTAAAACTTCAAAGTCAGGATTTGTTCCAAACTTTTGTATTGCTGCTCTTGCAGACATTTTAAATTTTCTAAAGACTGTATCTATTCTACCTTTATCATTTTCTGCAATATAGATTTCATTGATGTGTCGTGTTGAAAATTTTAATATATCATCTTCATCTTCTTCAATAAACATTGCTGCCGTACCAAAGGTAATCAGGTCATGGTACAATTCAAAAATCTCTTGTTGAAAGTTTGATCTATTGAATGCAACATACATTTGTTCAGTTGCAGACTCTAACCATTCTTTTGCTTCATCTTCAAATTCCATTTCTTCTTCTTTAAAACGTAAAGAGAACCAAGGAGTAGATGGATTAGTTAGCATTCCATGAAGTGATGCTGCAAGTAATTCTACAGCTTGTAAAGGTGAGCTGTCAAAGATAAGTTCAGTTCGTTTATCACCTCTTGATCTTGTTTTGGTAACATCTGCTTTTCTTGGCATCATGTAATCTGCAACTTCCTGCCAATGCGTTTCCCAATTTTGTCTTTGAGCTTTTAGACGATCATATCTTTTCAGTAATGCTTTTGTTAAATCTGTTTGTGCCATTATTGTCCTAATAAACTTCTACGACCTAGTGTTGCTGTTTGTTCTTCTACACCTCTAGGTCCAGTTAGTATGGTTGCAGATCTTCCTCTACGTTTTGTTTTTCTATCTATACCATATCCTGTTTGATCCATTGCAGTTGCTTGTGAAACTTCTGCTTGAGTTGGTGCAGGAGTCGGTGGAGCTGGTGGTGGGGATGGTGGTGATGGTCGTCTAATTACTCCTCCCATACTATTCTCCTAATAAAGTTTTTCTGCCAACTTCTGCTTCTTCTTCAATACCCATTGGTCCAGTTAATATTGTTGCTCTTCTTCCTTTTCTTCTTCTCTCCACTGATGCTTGTTCCTGTTGTATTCTTTCTTTTTCTTCAGCGGAAAGCTCTGCTGATGGTGGCTCTGGTGCGGGTTGCACTGGAGGTAGTGGTGGCATTTTTGGCGAAAAGATTGAACTCATATTTATAAAATCCTGTATTCATTATCTGCTACACTTTGTGGAGCGGATTGTCTAGTATTTAGTTCTTGTAGTCCTACAGCAAGATACCTCATAGCATCACAAGCGTGAGAACTCCAATCGTGTACAGGCTTTGATCTAAACATTCTGTTTTTATCAATATACTTCCTGTGGTAATGTCTTAACGCATCTATGAGTTTTTTGCAATGATCTACGTCTATCCAGCAACGAGGTAGCAACATACTGGTTGCGTGTATTCCATCTTCTAGTGGGAGTTTCGGTACGACTTTGAACCTGATTCCTAATTGATAGGCGACCTCTCTTCTTGTCTTACCATTGCCAAAATCAGTCACTTCTATATCATGGGGAGCATAATGATCTTGGTAAACATAATCCTTTTCTTTTACGAGCTGTACAAAAAAAGGTAAACCTTGACCACGTTCTTCTATGTAATCTATAACATTAATGCTTCTACCTAATTGCTGCCAAAAGATAATTGCAGTATGATCGGATACTCCTAGATCCCATGCGGTAAAGACTGGCAAGGAAGGATCGTAAGGCACACGAGCAATCTGGCGTTTGTTTTCCATATCTGCGATTTGTTTTCCGTAGATCGCACCTTCAATGTTTGCAATCCAATCACATTCAAACTCTTGCTTAAACTTGTTATCTCCCATCACTTGCTTAGCCTTTTCTAGTTCATCTGGGTCTACAATGTTTGTATCTGATGCTTTGGCTTTGTACTGAAACCAATCCTCTGCACTTTGTGCATGAAGATAAAGTTCATAAAAATTATTATTCATACCTTGAGGTGTACCAATAAATACGCAGTAACCTTTTCTGTCGGATAGTGCTGGTCTTATAATCTCTGGAAACAATCGTTCATTAACATTTGCATATTCGTCAATCACACAACCATCTAGGTAAATACCTCTCAAGCCATCGCAGTTCTCTGATCCTAATAATGTAATCCTTGAGCCATTAGGTAAATCTGCACGTAGCTCTGTTTCATTGAACTTTGTACCTACGATCTTTTCACAAAACTGTTTCATGTAATCCCATGCAATAGATTTCGCTTGTTTGAAGGTTGGAGCTATATAAGCAAATCTTGGGTTCTTGTTCTTAGATGTCATAGCAGATCGTATCAGATGATTAATCATACAGACTGTTTTGCCAAATCGTCTATGACATACCAGCACTGACCATCTGTATTGATCTATTTTATGATGAATATACTTCTGATGTTTTCTAGGGGTGTAGTCTATTTTAATCTGCATTAGTGCATGGTGCTTGATATAGGTTCTTGATCTGGGTGATATTCAAATTCTAAACTTGACATAATCCAATCCATGTAAAGCATAGACGCAAATCTATTAGGTAGACCTGTGATCTTTATCACTACATTGTTTGTTTTGGGGTCTACATAAACAACTGATTTAACATCTTTAGTATCAAACTCACTCATCCTATACCAGATATAGTATTTAGGTAGGCTTGGCAAAGAAGAAAAGGTGTGGGTTGTTTTAGCGGGGTGGGGTATGTGTGTCTGGCTAAAGGTGTCCTACAGTCCCATGAATATATATTGTTATAAAGTGCGACGACTTTTTGGTGGTAGCCGTCTTTGCAATCTGTAAAATGTAGCTGTCATATATTATATATAGACGTGATAATAGAAAGTTATCAAACCTAATAACATTTTATTTATATTTTCCGTTGCTCTTGTTGTGAGAAATGGCGGCGGCTCGCTGGATAAAAGAATTGCAAGTTTATTACACTTAAAACTTTTTTAATTTTATGTATTGACAATATATCAAAATAATATATAACCATAATTGTAGTTTAATTAAATGTTAACTGAAAAGATAAAAGTAGTTTGCTTTGGTTTGATTAAACCTCTCTGCGGAGTTTCTTTTAATTAGACTACACAAAACAATAAGGAAGGATAAAACAAAATGACTAAATTTAACACCCTTATAAAATTTAAAGATGGTGATGTGATGTATCAAAGAGATCACAAAATTGCTTTTGAAAATGCTAAAAGCAAAGGTTTAAATAAACCTGAAGAATTTATGTATATGTATTCTCAAAGTAATAGAGATTATTTTAAGAATATTAATTTTAGAAATTACATAAGTTTTCAACAATAACAAATATCCTTTTAACCCCTGATAATTAATTTTGTCAGGGGTTTTTTTATGGGTTGACAAATCA